AATCCAAGGTCACAAATATATTATGGGTGTTGACGTTAGTAGAGGTGATAGTGAAGATTTTTCATCAATAAACATAATTGATTTTGATGAGAGAGAACAAGTTTTAGAATATATTGGAAAAATACCACCTGATGATCTTGCTTCAGTTGCATATAAATGGGGTATACTATATAATGCATTTATTGTAATAGATATAACAGGAGGTATGGGTATTGCAACATCAAGAAAATTACAAGAAATGAATTATCGTAACCTTTTCATTGATGGAATTAATACTCAAAATATTTGGGAGTATAACAAAAAAGCAATGGAAAAAATCCCTGGTATAAATTTTAACAATAAAAGAACTCAAATAATCGCGGCGTTTGAAGAACAAGTTAGAAAGGGATTTGCAATTAGATCTAATAGATTATTAAATGAACTAAACACATTTGTCTATATAAACGGTAGACCTGATCATATGAAAGGAGCACATGATGACGCAATTATGAGTTTATCAATGGCGTTATATGCTGCAGACATATCATTTAACCAATTAGAAAAAAATACATCAAAAAATATTGCAATGATGGAATCTTGGACTCTGTCAGAAAGAACATACGAACCACAAAAAACATTTTATTCTTATGGGACATCCTTGGATCATGTGGGTTCAATGCAGATGAACAATCAAGGAATTTATTACCCCGATCAAAATACAAAAGTATCTAAAGAAATGTATAGAGATTATGGTTGGTTATTTAATAAACCTAAATAAAATTACTTTAAAAAGAGTTAGATAAAGTTTATATTATTAAAGAAAACTATTTATAGACATGGCAAATAAAAATATGACCGTTTTTCAGAAATTGACAAGGATGTTTGGTTTTCCTGGCCAAATTAAACCAGAAAACACACCATCTTTCAATTTTAATAAAGACGAATTATTAAAAACGGATAATAGGGAAGATTACCAACAAAAATTATTACAAGCTCAACAATCTCAGTATGTTGCCGATAAGTGGACCAAATTGGATCAATCATTATATAATCAATCGGTATATTATGAACCAAATAGATTATCTGCGTACTATGATTATGAATCGATGGAATTTACTCCCGAAATATCAGCTGCTTTAGACATATATGCAGAAGAGTCCACAACTATGTCCGAAAAAGGGCAAATATTAACAATATATTCTGATTCTGATAGAGTTAAAACAATATTAGAAGATTTATTTAACAACGTTTTAGATGTTAATACCAATCTACAAATGTGGACAAGGGGTTTATGTAAGTATGGTGATAATTTTGTCTATTTAAAAGTTGACCAAGAAAAAGGAATTGTTGGTTGTCAACAATTACCAAATATTGAGATCGAAAGAATGGAAGGTGCTGCAACGAAAGTGCAAGGACAAGGATTGGAAAATGATATCAAACTTCCAAGTAGAGAATTGAGATTTGCTTGGAAAAATAAAGATATGGAATTCCAAGCTTGGGAAATCGCACACTTTAGATTATTAGGTGATGATAGAAAGTTACCATATGGTACTTCTATGTTAGATAAAATTAGAAGGATTTGGAAACAATTATTACTTGCGGAAGACGCAATGTTAATTTATAGAACATCAAGAGCACCTGAAAGACGAGTATTCAAAGTATTCGTAGGTAATATGGATGACAAGGATATTGAACCATATGTACAACGTGTTGCAAATAAATTTAAAAGAGACGTAGTTCCTGATCCAAGAAATGGACAGGTTGATATGAGATACAATCAAATGGCAGTGGATCAGGATTATTTTATTCCCGTTAGAGATTATGGTGTAAGTAATCCAATTGAAACATTAGCAGGTGCTCAGAATTTAGGTGAAATTGCCGATATTGAATATATTCAAAAGAAGTTACTTGCTGCTCTTAGAATACCTAAAGCGTTTTTAGGGTTTGAGGAAGTGGTTGGTGAAGGTAAAACATTAGCATTGATGGATATTCGTTTTGCAAGAACCATCAATAGGATACAAAAGTCTTTAATTCAGGAATTAAATAAAATTGCATTAGTTCATTTGTATTTGATGGGATTGGAAGATGAGTTAAATAATTTTAACTTATCTCTAACTAACCCATCTGCACAATCTGATTTGTTAAGAATTGAACAATGGAAAGAAAAGATCACATTATACAAAGATGCAACGTCCGACCAATCTCAAATTGGTATATTACCTGTATCACACACATGGGCTAAGAAAAATATTCTTGGTATGAGTGAATCAGAAGTTATATTAGATTTACAACAACAAAGACTTGAAAGAGCGATGGGATTTGAGTTAACAAATACTCAAAATATTATAAAACGTTCAGGTGTATTTGATGAGGTTGACAAGAAATACGGTATACCTGAAGAAGAAAGAGAGAAATTAGAGGCACAAGGTGCAACCGGAGAATCTGCACCAGGTGGTGATATGGGTGGTATGCCGTCACCTGCACCCGCACCTGCTGCAGGTGGTGAATCAGAACCATTATCGGAATCTAAAAAATCAAAAATATTAAGTATGTTGGGTGATGAAAATTTATCTTTTGATGATTTATTTGATGTTAAGAAGGCTCAACAGAATATTTATGAAATAGAAAATAAATTAAACGACATTTTAAACGATTAAAAATGAACAATTTCGGGAAGATTAAATCCAAGTTATTGAAAACAATAACCGAAGCTTACGAGCAAGGTAAACTTAAGAATAACACTAAAAACTTAATTAAAGTAATTAAGAAAAATAAAGACTTTAAGGAGATGTATATGTTCTATGAAGAAATCGAAAACAAATACTTTGACGATAAAGAAGTTGCAAGATTATATGTTGAAGAAATTGGTAACATATTAAAACAAAAAGCATCAAAAGTTAAAGACTTCTGTGAAGTTATTAACATGTCAGTTTACAATGCTCAAATTGATGAGAACGAGTTATATGACTCAATTGACCAATTATTAGAAGAAGACAGTTTAAAGAACATCGATAAAAAGGTGGTTGCTAAGAAAAAATTAGTAGAACATTTAACAACAAAGAAAGAAATAAAAGAAACTAAAAATTCACAGTATAGTGCGAATGAAAATCTTTTACATGCGGTTTTAGCTAATAATTTTAATGTGTTATATAACAACACATTAAATGAAAATCAAAAAGAAGAATTAAAAAATATTTTATCGTTATCAAACGAAGATTTAGAAATAAAAACAAAAGAATTAAAAGAGGATATTTTGACTAAAGTAGAATCTATGATTTCTGAATCTAAAGAAGATGAGTTTATTAATAAATTAACAAATGTAAAAACGGAAGTTAATTATTTAAAACCATCAAAATTAAATTACTTCAGATTATCTGAATTGAAAAACGGTCTTAATTAAGACCGTTTTTTAGTTTCTGAACATATATGGCTTTTAAAACCTGTTCTCTTTTTTTAACAGACGGTTTAACATACGTCTGTCTTTCTCTAAGTTGTTGTATCTGTCTTGATTTTTGAACTTTGTTCTTATAACTTCTAAGAGCAGATTCAATGTTCTTTTCTTTGTTTACTTCGATGATTATCATATCTAATAATTATATTACAAATATAATAAAAATATTTTTGTTTTGTCATATTTTTTAGTTATTTTTTATTACACCATAAAATAATATAATATGATAAAATAATGAAGACAGGAAAATATATTCCATTAGGAATATACAAAGATGTTAAAATTGGTTATGGAACCGTGGACTATAAAAATTTAAAAACAATTTATTTAAAATTAAATTCATGGGTTCAACCCGAAAGTGATACTGATTATGAAATAACAATATCAAGATCAAGAAGAAAAGTAAAAGAAATAATATATAATTACGAAACTAAATTTTTTAAAAAACCATCTATAGTTGATTTAGATATTAGAACTAAAGGAATCAAATTAGAAAAAAGATCTTTTATGAATTTAGAAGTGACGTTATATGTTGAAAATCAATTTGATGTAAAGTCGAAAGAGGTAAAATCAATAATAAAAAATATCCACGAAAAAATAATAGACTCCGCTTTAGAAGATAAAAAACTGTTTAATTTTTACAAATCAAAAAAATAATACTGATATCGATGTATTTATATGAATAAAAGTATAAATGAAGATATTAGGACCAAATGAAGTTGGGAAAGGGATTTTAATAGAATACGACGCGGGTCACGTATCCCCTAAAGACAATCAACAAGTTATATCTGAAATGAAGAATATGGACTTCTCTGAAGAAGTCATTCTTTATGCCGTTTTACAAAAATTTGATACCCCAAATAAAAACGGTAGAATATATCCCGAATTACTACTTAAAAGGGAAAACGAAAAATATCAAGCAATAATCAAAAAAGGTAGTGCCTTAAACGAATTAAATCATCCGTCATCATCTTTAATAGACTTAGACAGAGTTTCACATTCAATCCTTGAAACTTGGTGGGATGGTAAAATTTTAATGGGTAAGATAAAATTACTTACTTCTCCAGGTTGGAGAAAAATGGGTATTGTTTCAACAAAAGGAGACCAAGCTGCGATGTTATTAATGAACGGAGCCACTTTGGGTATTTCATCTCGAGGTGTCGGTTCTTTAAAACAAATAAAAGGTCAGAATATTGTACAAGACGATTTTGAATTAGTTTGTTTTGACTTAGTATCATCACCATCTACACCAGGAGCATATATTTTTAAAGATCAATCTGAAAGAGAACAATATCAAGAAGACGTTCAAGAAAAACCAATAGTTGACGATAGAATGAAAAAACTAATGGGTAGACTTGATAGTTTTTTATCAAAATAAGTGATTTTCTTTTGTTTATGATATTAAAATCAAAATTTTTATCAAATCCATAATATTTATATAAAAATAAATTTACACAAATGAGTGAAAAATCAATTTTAGAACAAGCACTTCTTCAAGTACAAACTCTTGAAGAAGCTGTAAAAGCAAATGCAAAAGGTATACTTGCTTCAACAATGAAACAAGAACTAAACGAATTGCTTAAAGAAGAAGAAGAGGAAGAAGTAAAACCTGAAGAGGAAGAAACTTCTGAACCTGAAAAAGAAGAAAAAGATGTGGCAGAACAACCTGAAGATGAAGATGATTCGGAAGAAGAGTCTGATGACGAGGATGAATCTGCAGATGACGAAGATTTAAGTAAAGATGTCGATTCTATGGATTCCGGCGATGACTTGTCTATGGACACAGATACCGATTCGGATACTATGGATGATGAACTACCTATGGGTGATGACGATATGTCTATGGGTTCAGATGATGATGATGTTATGGATTTAACAAGTGCATCTGATGAAGAAGTTCTTAAAGTCTTTAAAGCAATGAAACCAGAAGATGGTGTAGTTGTTAAAAAAGATGGTGACGATCTTGAACTTGAATTAGACGGAGACGAATATATAATAAAACTTGACGGAGAAGATGATTCTATGGAAGAAACTTCTATGGACGAAATTTCTATGGATGAAGATGAAACAGTTGATGTTGATTCTGAAATGGAAGAAGAAACTCTTTATGAAATCGAATTAGATGAAGATGATGAAGAGTCCAAAGAAGAAGAAGCTATGGAAGAAAAAGACGGTAAAGAAATAGAAGCTCATGAAGCCGCAAGAACTCAAGGAAATGACGTTAGAGGTGAAGGTCCTCGCCAGGGTAAAAAATTTAAAGCTGGTCGTCCTGAATTGAATGAAGAAGTTTCTAAATTGAAAAAACAAAATGACGAATACAAAAAAGCATTAGTTCTTTTCAAAGAAAAACTTAACGAAGTTGCTGTTTTCAACGCAAATCTTGCTTATGCAACTCGTCTTTTCACAGAACACTCCACAACTAAACAAGAGAAATTGAATATTTTAAAGAGATTTGATTCAGTTTCTACTATGAATGAGTCTAAGAACTTGTTCAAAACAATTAAATCTGAATTAGTAACCAAAAAACCTGTTACTGAGTCAGTTGTAGAAAAAATCACTACCACTCCTCAAACATCATCTTCTAAAGAAGTATTGGCGGAATCTAAAGCATATGAAAATCCACAATTCAGAAGAATGAAAGATTTGATGAGTAAAATAAAATAATAATAAAAACAAATAAAACCAAAATTTAAAAAAATGGGAGCATTATTAGAATCAGGTATGGTTGGTAACATCGGTCTTAAGCACCTTCGTGTTATCAAAGAAGATACCATCAAAAAATGGGATGACCTCGGATTCCTTGACGGATTAGACGGTCACCAAAAAGATAACATCGCACAATTGTATGAAAACCAAGCGTCTTTTTTAATCAACGAAGCAGCAACATCTGATGCTTCAGGTTCTTTCGAGACTGTGGTTTTCCCAATCATTAGACGTGTTTTCTCTAAATTATTAGCTAACGACATCGTGTCTGTACAAGCTATGAACTTACCAATTGGTAAATTGTTCTATTTCTTACCTAAGATTCAGGACACTAAAAAGGCACCTTTCGGTTACCCTAACGTGAGCGATACTGATCCTCAAGCTGGTTACACTGATCCAAGAAGTCTTTACGATCGTTTCTATGAGGCGAGTGATAACGATGATCAAGGATTATTTGATTACTCAAGAGGTGCTTCAACTGAAATTGAAGTTAACCCTCATGCGTTTGTAACTTTCTCAAGTGGTGCAGCATCTACTTCAACCGCTAACCACAGTGGTGCAACTACATCAAGTTTAATTGTTGTTCTTTCTGGTTTCAGCAAAGATGGTCAAGGTAAATTAATCGGTGCTAACGGTAACGTTATGGACACTGAAGAATTTTTAGCTTCTTTACAAGTTGAAATCACTGGTAACACAACCGCTAATAACGGTGTTAAGAACTTTAACGTTGTAACTCAGAAATACGGTAAAGGTATTGTTGAGTACGGTCAAAAAGGTGGTACTAACTTAAATAAATTCGCTGATATCTGTGATGAAGAAGGTAAGATTTACTTAAACGTTGATCTTGAATCTTATTCAGCAGGTTCAGGTTTCACTACAGCTGACTTCAGTTCAAATGACTTAGCTCTTGCTAACTTCAAAGTTACTTACAAGACTTATGCATCTTTAGAATTTGAAGAGACTATCGGTGAAGTTTCTTTTGATCTTCAATCTGTAACAGTTTCTGTAACTGAAAGAAAATTAAGAGCAAGCTGGTCTCCTGAATTAGCTCAAGACGTTTCAGCTTTCCACAACATTGACGCTGAAGCTGAATTAACAGCTTTATTATCTGAGCAAATCGCTGCTGAGATCGATCGTGAAATCCTTCGTGACCTTCGTAAAGGTGCCGCTTGGACTGCTAAGTGGGACTATAACGAATGGAAAACAGGTAACGGTGGTGTTGCTTTCGCTGGTTACACTCAAAAAGACTGGAACCAAACATTGATCACTAAGATCAATCAGGTGTCTGCACAAATCCATAAATCAACTTTAAGAGGTGGTGCTAACTGGATCGTTGTATCTTCAGAAGTTTCTGCAGTATTCGATGATTTAGAGTATT